GCCAACCGGACCTGGTACACGCAGACTCTCGTCGCGTTCTCCGACGCCACGTTCCAGCGGATCGAGGTCGAGCCCGCATCCCACGGCTGGTCGCTGTTCAACCCGTCGATCGTTCGCCACGGCCACGACCTGGTGGTCAACGTCCGCTCCAGCAACTACCGGATTGTGGACGGCCGCTACGTCATGCCGCCGGAGGACGGCGAGACGATCAAGACGCGAAACATCGTGGTCAATCCGGAGAGCGGCAAGCGACGCGAGATCGTATGCGACTACGCATCCACGGGCTTCCCGGTGACGGGGCTCGAGGACGTGCGACTCAACTCCGTGGATGGTTGCGTGTTCGCGTCCGCGACTGTCCGAGACCTCCAGCCGCACGACGGCACATGCCGGATCGGCTACGGCCCGGTGATTGGCGGCAAGATTGAGTCGCTGATATGCCACGACACGAAAGCTGGCGTCCACGAAAAAAACTGGATGCCAATCACCGGCCGCCGGGAGTGGCTGTATTCGTGCAACGCCAACGGCCGCGTCTGCACCGTGGCCGACACCGGCAGCGAGTGGACCGTAACGGCCCACGCCGAGTCTCCGCTGGTGGCTCGCGGCTTTCGCGGCGGCTCGCAGCTCGTGCCGGTCGGCGACGGCCGCTGGATCGCCGTGGTTCACGAGGTGGCACACAGCAACGGTCGGCGTGTCTACGAGCACCGATTCGTGGAGTTCGACGACAGCAAGGAGTGGGCGATCGTTGGAGTTTCGCAGCCGTTCGCATTCCTCGCCCCGAGGACGATCGAGTTCTGTGCTGGGATGGCGATCGACGGCGACGACATCGTCGCGTCTTTTGGCGTCAATGACGCAGAAGCGTGGCTGGTCCGCGTGTCTCTGGACCAGGTGCTCGCGATGCTCGAGGAGGCCGAATGAGGATCTCCGTGGACGTGCCGCTGGTGGACAGTATCCGAAAGCTGCTGGAATCCAACTGGCGGGAAGATGATTGGTTCGGGTGCGATAGCAAAGTCATCTTCCACTACGCGATGAAAGCCGACATTTTCCGGCGTTACGCCCCGCAGCGGGTGATCGAGATCGGGACCAGGTGCGGGTATTCGCTGCTCGCGTTCGCGGCCCAAAACCCGTCGGCCCGGTTTCTTTGTATCGACGGTGCCATGGATGCAGACTCCTACGACTGTCTCGCCCACTGGCGGCGTCTTGTCGACAAGCACCAGATCGACGCCGACCTGGTCGTTGTCGATTCCCACGCGGTCAAGTCGCTGCCGTCGGTTGATTTCGCGCACGTCGATGGTGACCACTCCTACGCCGGGGCATTGGCCGACCTCCGGCTGGTGGCTGGCAGTCGCGTGATCCTCGCCGACGACTGCGACAACCGTGAGGTCCGAGCCGCGGTGGAGACGTTCGCCAAGGAGCAAGCCAGGACGGTGGAGTATTTCGATGACGGGCTTCGTCAGGGGGCGATCCTCACATGAAAGTCGCCATCTACGCCCTCGCCCGCAACGAAGCCGCCAACGTCGATCGGTGGGAGTCGTCGTGCCGTGAGGCCGACGTTCGCGTGGTCACAGACACGGGCTCCACCGACAACACGGTGGAGCTGCTCGAGGCCGCTGGTGTGACGGTGGCCCGCGGGGCTCCACTCCCGTGGCGGTGGGACGACGCCCACAACCTATCGCTGATGCACGCCCCGGCTGACGCCGACGTGGTGATCCGGCTGGACCTCGACGAAGCCCTCGACCCCGGCTGGCGGGAAGCCCTGGAGCGTGATTGGAAGCCGGAGACCACCAAACTCCGCTACTGGTACTGGTGGTCGGACACGGTGCGGTTTCGGTGCGACCGGATCCACACCAGAACCGGCTACCGATGGACCGGGGCGACGCACGAGGGGCTCGTGCGGTGGGACGGCGATGAGGTTCAAACACAGTCCGACGGCGTGGTGATCCGCCATCACCGGCAGCCCGGCAAGACTCACAAAACCGACCTCACGCTCCTCCGGCAAGCCGTTCGCGAGAATCCGGCCGACGCCAGGATGCAATGGTATCTCGCCCGAGAAATGGACTACGCCGACGATCCGGCGTGTGTGGATGAGTTTGCGAAATACCTCGCCATGCCGGGCGGGGCTCCGAATGAGCGGGCGTATGCCCGTCGGGCATTGTCTCGCCGAGACGATCCGCGACGGTCGCGGCATATCCTCGGCTCGATGATCGAGTCTCCGCTGGAACCGGAGGCATACGTCAACGTCGCTGGGCTGGCGTTTCAGAAGAAAGATCCGGTCGGCCAACTGTATTGGGCAAGGCAAGCCCTCAACTGCTCGGACGAAAACCGCTCCCACGCGAGCGATCCAGCGTGCTACGGCGACCTTCCGGCAGACTTCGCGTATTCGGCCGCGTACGAGCTGGGGCTGATGATCGAAGCCCTCGCCCACGCCCGCGAGGCCGCCCGTCGCAATCCAGAAAGCCAGCGGCACGCCGACAACGTGGCGGCACTGGAGAGAATGGTAGTAGAGGAAGGACCGAAGCCATGAATGCCATCGAAATACTGATCGCCGACTCTCTGGCCGATAGTCTGTCGGCTGCCACGTTCGACGGCACGGTGGCGAACATTGACGCCGTCCGCACCTACGTCGCCGACTACACGCTCGAGGATCTGTCGGACATTCGCGTCTCTGTCGTTCCAGGAACGGTCGAGGTCAGCAATCACACGCACGGGGCCGATCTGTTTGAGTACGACGTTCACGTCGTGATCGGAAAGAAACTGCTGACGGATGCAGAGATCGACGACATGGTGGACCTCCGTTCCAACATCGTGGATGCAATCCGCTCCAGAACACTCCCCGCCAGCACGCCCGCGATGCCGACCGGTGTGCAGTGGTACGGCATCACGAATGCCGTAACGTATGACCGCGACCAGGTCACCGGCTCGCGGGTATTCCTCGCGGACATCGCCGTCACCTACCGGCGGGCCAACGCGAAGGTGACGGCATGATTCCACGCATTCCTGGGCTGGTGCCGAATATCCCGTCCATTGGGATGCGGGTTTCGACCGACTTTTTCTTCGACCGAGACGCGGTGAAGAATGCTATGTCGGCGATGGATTTGAGGGCGCTGTCGAAAGCGTCGATGCTGGTAAAGGACCGGGCGCGGCGAATCATCAAAAAGCGTGGGCTGGCGAGACTGCCGCTCAAGGTGCAGGAAAAGTTTCCGGGGGCCGGGATCACGTCGCTGGTGTCGATGGGCGTGATCGGCAAGCGTGCTGGCGAGACGATCGTCCGCGAGGTCCAGAAGCCGCCAGCGTCCGCACCTGGCACGCCACCGCACACGCACACTCCCTACGCCGGACACTTCGCGAGTTACCTCGGCTTCCGCCGCAACCTCTGGAACTACACCGACTCGCAGACGCATTCAGCGGTCGTCGGCCCGTCCAAAAAGGGCCGAATGATCCCGTACCTTCACGAGTTTGGCGGCACGCTGCGACTGCGGACGTGGGTGTATATCCCACAAGTCAAAACGAAGCGTGGCGGCATGAAGAAACCGATCACGATGAAACTCCCGACGGGCCAGCGTCCGCACAACCAGACGCACTGGAGGCCCATGTCGCTGCAAACTGTGGCGGTCTACCCCGCCCGCCCGTTCATGAAACCGGCGATGGAGTTCTGCGTAGCCAACGGGTCGATCGCCAAGGCTTTTGCCGGCCAGTTCAAGTCCACGGCCGGTGCCCGCGGGACCGGTTTTACCGTCCGCCGCGGGTAGTGCGGTGGTATACTGATGTTCAGACGGCGGTTGCCGCCGCAACGCACACTAGGAGCACCGCCAAATGGCAATCGTCGCCCACAGCTACAAGCTCGGCAAGGATCAGCTGTTTTCGTTTGGAAGCATGATCGCCAACAAGGACGTGAAGTCCGTGAACTTTACTCGCGAGACCGCTTCCGAGGCCGAGGTGACAACGAGGGGCAGCGACAACATCCAGGAGTTCGTGCCGGTTCGGTGGAATAGCACGCTCGAGGTTGTCGTGCTCGACCATACGTCGTTCATCCACGCTACCGGA